ACAGCGCCGAAGAACAGGCGCTGGCGGATGTGCGGCGCGCCGATGCCCGCAGCCGGCAGATCGGCCGCCGCGACGGCGTAAGATGCGGCTTCCAGGTCAGCCGCCAGAGCGTCGAACCACGCCCAGCAAGCTGGATCCTCAGCCGCTGTTCGAGCCGCGCCGCCAACTGGCCCGAGCACTGCCGCGCTCGCGACCTGCTCGCCGAAGACGAGCTCCGGGCGGCAAGCTGCGACGAGCCGCAGGAAGGCCGGGGCGAGATGGCGGTCATCGTCCTGTCCCTTGCGCTGCCCAGCCTGGCTGAATGGCTGGCAGGGGGGCGAGCCGGTCCAGACCGACAGTTCCCCTGCAACGCCTGCGAGGCGCAGCGCGTAGGGCCAGCCGCCGATGCCGGCGAAGAAATGACATTGTGCGAAACCGCGCAGCTCGGCGGGCTCCACATCCAGGATGGACCGCTCGTCCACCTCGCCGGCAGGCAGAAGCCCGGCCGCGATCAGTTCCCGCAGCCAGGCACAGGCCGCGGGATCGGCATCGTTGTAGTAGACGGCCATCAGGCAGCGGCATCGGCCTGGTCGCCCAGCCGCTCGGTTCTCACCTGCGCGAAGGTCCGGACGTCGCCGTCGAGGATCGCGTCGCGGCCTGTCTCGGTCTGCCAGCGTTCGACGGCGACATCGATGTACGCAGGACTGATCTCCATCGCGAAGACTCGCCGGCCGTTCGCCTCGCCCGCCATGATCTGCGAGCCCGAGCCCGAGAATGGCTCATAGCAGAGGCCGCCGCGCGCCACATGCTGGCGCATCGGGATGCCGAACGCGTCCAGCGGCTTCGGCGTGGGGTGGTCGGGGCGCTCGTCCTTCGTGAAGCTGGGCATCTCCCAGGTCGAGGGCAGCGTTTCCTCCGCGACCTTCGGCGGGCGGTTCGGGCGGCGCCAGCCCATGAAGCAGGGCTCGTGCTTCCAGAGGTAATGGGACCGGGTCAGCACGCCTCGGTCCTTCACCCAGATGATCTGCTGGTGGACAAACGCCCCGGCCTTCTCCCAGCAGGCTTCCAGCATCGCCTGGCGGCGCGAGGCGTGCCAGCAGTACCAGGCGGCGTCCTCGGCGATGGCCTCGGCCACGGCCGCGGCGATGAACCTGTCATAGAGTTCGGCCCCCTGCGAGCTGTCGTCCCAGGTGGTGCCGTAGGACGCGGACCAGTCTTTATTGCGGGTCGGATGATTCGAGCCGTCGTAATCGACGAGATACGGCGGGTCCGTGGCGAACAGCACGGCGCGCTCGCCGTTCATCAGCCGGCGAACATCGTCATGCGAGGTCGAGTCGCCGCACAGCAACCGGTGATCGCCGAGGATCCAGAGATCGCCGGTGCGGGACGCGGGATTGCGCGGTGGCTCGGGGATGGTCACCGGAGGCACGGAGCCCCCGGCGCCACCTTCTTCTTCGCCGCCCTCGTCCGGATCGAAAGCCAGAAGTTTGTCGAGTTCGCCGTCAGAGAAGCCTACGAGCGACAGGTCGTAGTCGTCGGCCAGCAGGTCCTGCAGCTCGGCCGACAGCAGCGCCTCGTCCCATGGCGATTCAGCAAGCCGGTTATCCGCGATCCGGTAGGCCCGCCGCTGCGCCTCGGTCAGGTGGCCCAGTACGATCACCGGCGCCTCGGTCAGCCCCAACTGCTCGGCTGCCAGCACCCGCCCGTGGCCCGCGATCAGTTCGCCATCCTCGGCGACGAGGCACGGCACTGTCCAGCCGAACTCGGCCATGCTGGCGGCGAGCTTTGCCACCTGGTCCGGCCCGTGCTGCTTGGCGTTGCGGGCATAGGGCTGGAGCCTGGCCAGCGGCCAGCGCTCGATCCGCTCGGGGGCGAAGGCGAGGGTCATGCGTGCGATCCTGTGCAATATCCGGCGGCGGCGCGCTGCGGGGCCCCCGGGCGGGGTGGACTCCCGACCTGGACTCCGGGGTGGAGTCCAGCTGGACTCCGGAGTCCAGGGTATCCACCCCGGAATCCACCCGACAAGGCGCTGTTATTGCGTGGTTATTTCTGTCTCAGGGGTGGATTCCACGCCGGGTGGACTCCCAAAAAATCGGCCCTGTCGCTGGCGAAATGCCGAGCCACGCCCGCCAGCATACGTTTCGGCCCGAAAAGGAACCGGAAAACAATGCCTTGGCGGCTTGGACTCCTGCTGGACCCCGCTTTGGACTCCGGGAAGCCAGCGGCGGCGGGGCGTCCCGCGCGCGCCTCTCCCGAGTATATCCCGTTTGTAGGTCTCAGCCGGGGTGCGGTGAACCCTTTCCGGTGTCTCCCCGAAAATCGTCTCACATGACGATTTGTCTTGACAGCCGGTCGGCATTCTCGACCACGAAGCGCTTTGATCGCTTTCGGGATGGCACCCGTCCGTTGAGCCGCCAAGTGATCAGGGCGATGCCGTATTGCCAGTGGCGATTGGCGGCCGGGCGGCTTAGCCCGATCTCCCAGCCGATCTTCTTCCACGGTGTCCGGTTCGCGCGCAGCCAGACGATCCGTGCGTCGTCCTTCTCGAGCCACCGCAGCCAGAGCATCGCTTCCTCGGCTTCTGTAATCTGCCGCGGGCTCGGCCGCGGCCGACGCATCTGAGGCTCCTGACCGACTTGATCCGCGAAGGTGTGGAAATACTCCGGCCAGGCGTTGAAGTAGCCCTGCGGCTTCACGGCCGGCAGTTGCGCAAACACGTCGGCGGCCAGTTCGAGGCGGTCCTGAACGCGGGCAGTTGTCCATTCACGCATGAGACCCGTCCTCCTGCCGCTTTCCGTAGAGCTTCTCACCGAGTTGACGGACAAGCTCGCGCTCCGGCCAGGTTAGCCGGTCGTCGTCGACGGAGACGGCGAGCAGACCCTCGTCATGCCAGCCATCGCGCTTCACCTGGTCGGGATCCCGGCGCGTGCCGCCGTAGCCTTTCGGGTACCACCTCATCCCAGGCCCCCGTTCGTCTCGATCGCCCAGTGCAGGATGGCGATGGCGTCGGCCTCGTTGTCGTCGGCGGGCGAGAACCCTCGTGCTCGCGCCGCGGCGATCATCGCCTCCTTGTTCGCGTTACCCTTGCCGGTGGCGTGACGCTTGATCGTCCCGACGGGCACGCCCTCGTAGGGCACACCGCGCAGTTCCGCCCATGCGGTGAGCGTGGCCATCAGGCCCCCATAGACGTGGCTTGCGTCGGTTCCGGCGTGACGGCGCACTTCCTCGAACCAGATCGTTGCAATCGGCCCGGACAGCCGATCGAGCTCGGTCAGCCAGTTGGTGAACCGCAGATACCGCATGCCGCCGCCGTCATAGCGACCGGGCTTGAAGGACGCGGTGCCGCTGGTGATCAGCCCGTCGAAGCCGCACAGCGCCCAGCCGGTGGTGGTGCCGAGATCGAGGGCGAGGGTGGCGGATGCACCGCCTGCGGGTGCGTTCGTTGATAACGGGGTCGGGAATGTCTTGGCCATCGGGGGCTCCTTTCCTGTCTGCTCGATGGAGGGATGGGGACGGCGCGCGGGGCTCATCGGTCGAGCTCCCGGAGCCAATCGGGGCGCGGTGAGGCCTGTGAGCCAGCCGCGGAAGGCTCACACGGAGGTTCACACCCGCAACCCGTTGAAACGAAGTCGCTTTGTGAGCCTTGTGAGGGTTGTGAACCTTTTCCGGCGTCTCCTTTCGTGCGCACGCGCGTGCACGCACGCGTGAGGGTGGAAAAAGGTTCACAAGGCTCACAAGGTTCACATTTCTGTTTGGTATCAGGGCCTTGCGCGTGTGAGCCTTCGTTTTCGAGGCTCACACCACCGGCCCGAGGCTCACACGTATCGGCGCTGCGGCAGGCTGCTCCCGACGCCTTTTCTTCCTCGATCACCTTCAGCTGCCACTTCGTGGCGCGCCGGTAGGTGCCGGCCTTCACCAGCCGGACCCGCAGATCGCCGAGCCGGAACACCCGGTCCCGCATGCGCCCGATCGACATTCCGAAGCTGGTTTTGCGCGCCTGCTCGTTGGCGCCGCTCATCGGCGGCGGCGGATCGCAGAAGAGCGCGATGTCGTAGACCTCCGCGGCCGTCACCTCGGCAGTGCCGAAGCGGTCCCACCAGGCGCCGATGAAGACGTTCCAGGCGGCGCCCTCGCTGTCGGAGGACTCCATCATCTCCTCGAGATTGCCGAGGAAGCCGGGGATGCCTGCGACCTCGAGCACGCCGCCGAGCACGTGCGCCCAGTTCTCGAAGGAGCCGATGCTGCGCCCGCCGCGGGGGCGGCCGGCGGCGATCCAGGCTCGGCAGAGCGTCAGGCAGGCCGCGACCAGCCGCGCCCGGTTGGCGCGCACCCAGCTCATCAGGTCGGGGTGGCGGAAGTCGGAGCGCTGCCAGGGGCGGTCGGTGTGCGGATCGAGCCGGATGCGCACCAGACGCCGGGCCATCTCGTTGGAGAACTCCGGGTTGTTGCCGGTGGCGATCCACAAGCAGCGGATCGGCAGCCTCGCCATCTCGGAATGGCCGAGGATGCGGTCCTCCCAGAAGGGCGCCGTGAGCGCGGCGGCGAGGGCCGAGCTGTCGAGCGTGGCCCGGAGGTTGTCGATCAGCACGATGGAGGGGATCTGGCGGAGCTTCGCGGTCACGCGCTTGCGCCATTCCTCGTCGTCGCGCCCCTCGGTCATGACGCTGGCGCCCGCGCCGGTCAGGATGCCCGTGATCGCGTCGACCATCAGCGTCGCACCGGTGCCGGGCGCGGGCTTCTCGATCAGGTGCAGCGGCGTGGGCCCGTCGATCATGCCGCGCAGGAAGCCCAGCAGCAGGAGCGCCACGACATGGGAGCGCTCGGCATCGCCGGTGAAGGGGAAGTCCCCGAGCAGATCCTCGCAGATCATCGTGCGCGCCGCGGCGATCTCGGCCGATGTGGGCCTGGCGGGAATGTCCGGCACGGCGAAGCCCGGCGCCGGGACGTAGAGCAGACGCGCGTCGGGGTGATAGCCGGGCGTTGTGAGCAGCGTGCCATTCCGCCCGAAGACCGGCGTGTTCACGATGCCGGTCAGCACGGGCAGCGCGGGATCGGGCGTGGCGAGGACCGACTTGACCACCGGCAACGGGGGCGGCGCCGGGATGGGCTCGCCCTTGGCGTTCACGCGAACCCAGCGGGCGAGCCGCGCCAGCATGTGGCGGAGCTTCTCCTCGTTGAGCGCAGTGGCGACGGGCCTGCCCTCGTCGTCGGGCACAACCCATGTGGGCTGGCCTGCGAGGCGGAAGAGCCAGGGGCAACGGTTCGAGGCCATGAGCAGGCTCCAGACCTGTTCGTTCGCGCGCGCCAGATCGCCCTCGTCGGCGCGCAGCGTCGGGATGGTGTCACCTGAGCCCTGATAGTTGAGCGGCCGGTGCTGCCCGATCAGCATCACCGTCTCGGCCTCGACGACCGACTCCGCGGCGGCGATCACGCGCGCCACGGCCGCTGGGCCGTCGCTCAGCAGGAGGTCGTTGAAGTCCTGGCCTTCCTCGGGTGGCACGGCGATGGCGACGTCGCGCCCCTGCGCGCGTAGCCGCCTTGCGGCGGCATCGGCGGCACGCAGGCCGGCGCCCGAGGCGTCGTTGTCGGCGAGGATCACGATGCGCGTGGCGGCCGGCGGCAGCTCGACCTGTTCGAGGCCGGAGGTCGAGAGCGTGGCCCAGACCGGCAGATCGGGACAGGCGGTCATGGCCGCGAGGCCGGTCTCGATGCCTTCCGAGAGCGCCAGCCTGTCGCCGTCGCCCATGGGCGCGAGCCGCACGGCGCCGCCGGCGACGCGGCCGAGCATCTTCTTCGCCTTGTCGAGCGGCGCCTTGCGGATGCTGCCGTCAGCGTCTGCTGCAAGCCACGTCCGATGCAGCCCGATGACATCGCCGTTCCGGTCGCGCACCTGACCCACGAGGGCCGGATAGCCGGTCTTCGTCTCGAAATGCGCGAGATCGGGATGGAAGAGCAGATCGGACTCGGCAGGGACATCCAGACCGCGGCCAGCGAGGTAGTCCGCGGCGGGCGTGCCCGCGATCGGCTGGGCCGAGGACAGGATGTGCGCGATCTCTCGAGTGGCGTCGCGCTTCGGCGACGGCGGTGTCGCCGGTGCCCGCCGCTCGGGCGCGCCGGGCGTGACGCCCGCGATTTCTGCCGCTCGCGCGATCAGGTCGCGGCCATCTAGCCCGGTCGCCTCCTCGATCGCGCTGATCGGCCCGCCGCCATGATTGCCGTCGAAGTCGATCCAGTCGCCGGCATGCGCGCCGCGCAGCGTGATGACGCAGGAGCCGGTCTTGCGCGGCGCATCGCCCCGGATGTTGGCGAGGCGCCACTCGTCCCCGGAGCGGCGGCCGCGGGGAAAGAGGTCGGGCACCCAGTTCGCGGCGCTCTCGCGCAGGCGCTCGACGATCAGGTCGAGATCGTAGCGCGGCGCCTCTGTGACGGGCGGGAGGGCGTCGTTGAGGTCAAGCATGGTATCCGACCTCCCGCAATGCGATGTCGGCGGCCGGCGCGACCGCGTTGAGATCGAGCGTGATCTCCGCCGCGATCTCGTGTGCGCTTAGGGGTCCAGCCTCGGCGCTGCGGAGGGACAGCCTTCCTTCCCGCTCGAGGGCGCGGGCCTGGTCTCGGGTGATCCCGAGGAAGCGAGCGACCTCGCCAATGGTGCAGACCTGTCCCTCGAAGACGAACCAGCGTGTGCTGCGCCTGTTGCGGGACTGCACGATCGGCGGCGCCCAGCGGCAGTTGCCCGGCTCGTATCCGCCGTCGGAAGAGATCCGGTCGAGGCTCCATTCCGGGTGCGGTTTGGGCCCGAGATCCTCGAGGAAGGCTTCGAAGCGCTCGGCCCATCGGCGGCACATCCGGATGCCACGGCCGCCATACGCGCCGTAGGACGCGTTCCGCGGATTGCCACAGCGCTTCTTCGCCGCCAGCCACGCCGTGTATTCTCCGGTCGGCCGGGATGCGGCGGCATGGCCGTGACGCGTTGCGCGCTCGATAGCCAGGCAACCGCAGGAGCGGCTTCCACCGGTATCAGAGCGAAGCGCGCGTTGAAGACTCTGCTGCAGAACGGTCCTCTCCGTTCCGCACGCGCAGCGGCACACCCATCTCGGACGGCTACGCCCTGATCGGGTTGCGAGCGGTTCGGCCGCAGCGACCACGGTCCAGCGATGGATGCGTGCGCCGGGCATGATCGTTTTGTTGATGCCGGTGGTCATGACAGTATGACGAGCCCCCATTCCGCGCCGGTGATGGCGGTGTAGAGCCACCGGTTGCGATCGGCGGCCGTGCGGCCGAACCCGTCATCCACCACGACGACCGTGGGGAACTGGCTGCCCTGCGCCTTGTGGCAGGTGATGGCGTAGCCCCAGCTGCTCTCGATGAGGCCGCGCTTGATCTGCCATTCCCGCCGCCCGCGCTCTGGGTCGTAGGCGATGTGGTCGGCGTATTCGCCGCGCCAGAAGCTCTGCCGCCCGGCGATGGTCTCGCCGTCCTCGGTCTCGACCATGGCGCTGAAGGCGAAGGCGTCGTCGCGGTCCTGGCGCACGTCGCTGAGCGTCAGGAACATCCCGTTGATCAGCCCGAGATCGTGGCGGTTCTTCAGGCAGATGATCTTCTCGCCGTGGCCGGTCGGATAGTCGGCCTCGAACCCGGCCGCGCGCTTCATGGCGGTGTTCAGCCAGCGCCGTGTCGCGTTGGTGCCGCAGAGAACCTGGCCGCCGCGCAGCATCTGCGCCGGGCCGACCTCATGGCGCGACATCTTCCAGACGTGATCGTCATGTGGACCCATGGGGATCGGCGCGCCTTGCCGCGCCAGCGTGGCGAGGCGCAGGATGGCGCTGTCCTCGGCCTGGCGATGCACCTCGGTCAGCATCACGTCGGGCTCGGCCTCGGTGAAGAAGCCGGCGCCCTTCACCGGCGGCAGCTGGCCCGGGTCGCCCAGCACGAGGATGGGCTTGCCGAAAGCGAGAAGGTCGCGCCCCAGATCCTCGCCCACCATCGACACCTCGTCGAGGACTAGCAGGTCCGCGTCGCGCAGGATCGACTGCTCGTTGATCAGGAACTTCGGCTGGTGGATGTCCTCGAGCCGCATCTCTAGCTGGGCGATCCGCGTCATGGCGAAATCGCGCTCGGCCGGCCCCATGCGCGGCAGGTCGCGGCGGAGCGCCGCCAGATCCTCGGTCACCCTTTCGATTTCTTCCGGCGTCGCCTCGGAGACGCGGTAGATCAGGCTGTGGATGGTCCGCGCGGGCGTGCCTTTGCGCGTCATGACGAGCACGGCCTTGCCGGTGAAGGCGCCGAAGAGCACGCCACCCGGCGCGCCGGGGGTCATCGGCGCCAGCCCCAGCGCCTCGATCGCCTGCGCGGTGGTCGTGGTCTTGCCGGTGCCGGCATAGCCGAACACCCGGAACACCTGCTGCTCGTGGCGGCGGGTCTCGTACCAGTCGCGGATCGCCGCGATGGCGCGGCTCTGCATCTCGGAAAGCGTGACAGTCATGCCCGGTCCTCCCAGCAGCGTGCCGAGAACGGGCAGAACCGGCAGAGGTAGAAATCGGGGTTCGTCGCGATCCGCGGCAGCAGCTCGTCCGAATCCGCGGCGCGCAGCACCGCAACCGCCTTGTCGGACAGCTCCTGCGCGGTCGCCGGATCGAAGGGGACGTGCTCGTGGTAGAGTTCGCAGCTGTCCTTGTTCAGCGCGGTGAAGAGCGCCGAGCCGAGGCCCAGATAGGCCATGTAAATCTGCATCTGCCCGAAATAGACGGGCTTGGAGAGCCGGACGCCCTTCTTCGCGGTGTCCGACCAGGAGGACGCCTTCAGCGCCTTGTGCTCCCAGAGCGCTGGCCAGGCGATGCCCACCTCGGGGCCGGCGACGATCACGCCGTCGACATGGCCGCGGATCCGGCCGCCCGCGGTCTCGAAGCCGAACTGGCCGCCCTCGCGGGTCTGGGTGCGCAGGTCGAACCCGGCGAGCCGCAGCCAGCGGATGGAGAGATCCTCGAAGACATGCCCGGCGGCGAAGATGCGCAGGCTTCGCCCTTCGAGCTCCTTGCCGGGATCGGGCGGTGTCCTGGTGAATTCATACACGAGGCGGCGCGCGCAAGGCTCGCCGATCCGGCTGGCGCCGAGGTAGTCGCGGGGCCGCTGGCCAGCGCGCTCGGCCACGAGTGCGTCATCGAGCAGCGTGTTGATCCGGGCGCCGAGCGGCGGGGGCGCGTCCGCGGCACGGCCGTAGACGAAGCCCGAGCGGTGGTTGAGATCGACCAGCATCCGCGCCCCCTCAGAACGGCACGTCGCCAGCTTCGGACTGGCGCTGCATGGACGCCTGAAATCCGTCGACGCAGGCCTCGATCAGGCGGTCGATGTCCTCGGCCGGCCGGTCGAAGAAGGGCTCCATCAGCCCCATCTCCGTCAGCGCCTCGGCCAGTTCGCGGCGCGCCTCGCGGATCGCGCGGGTTTCCATGTCGGTCTTGTCGATCATGCCGTGGTTCCTTTGGGCGTTGGCCGAACCCGCCGTGAGGCAGGCCATCGAACAGAAGCGGTGGTGGGGATGGCGATCCCAGCGCAGGCCGTGGCAGTAGCCGAAGCCCCGGGCCTCCCGGCCGCAGAGCGCGCAGGGCACGCGGCGGCCGAGCTTGGCCCGGGTCAGCCCATGAGCAGGAGGTCGAGCGCGCTTCGCTCCTCCTCGTCGGGCGCGGCGGTTCGGCGCTCGGAGGCCAGCACGATGAAGCGGCTGATGGCGTTCGAGGCCATGCATTCCAGATCGCGCCGGGTGAGGCTTGCGATGGGGCGGTCGAGCCGCCCCCGCGCCTCGAGCCAGCGCCCCATCGCAAGGGCCGCTTCCGTGGTGACATGCGCCTGCCATTCGTCCGGGCTCACGGGTTGAGCCAGGCCGGACCGCCCGTGGCCTTCGGCGCGGCGGGCTCGGCGGCAGGCTGGCTGGCGGGCTGGGTGGCGGGCGACGACCACGCGGGCGCGGCCGGCGCC